TTCTAGTTTTTCTATTTCTGCCACAGCTTTTGTTATATTATCTTTGAATTTTTTAGCAATATCTTTTGCTTTTGAAACTAAAGTCCAACCATATGTTGCTTCTTCAACTTCTTCAGGTACACAATTAGGTACTTGTTTTCCACCTTTACTTTTCATGCCTATCTGTTTGTATCCGTCCCAACATGCTTCTTCAAATGAATCCTCGTCTAAATCTTCTTTTTTAGGTTTAGGTTTTTTTGGTTTCTCATCATCTTTATCGTAAGCGTCTTCTTCTTTTACGACTTTAATATCTTTAACGCCAGCTTTTTTTAATCTATCCATCATATCTTGAGCGTCTTTTTCATCAGCATGTTTCATACGTAAGTTCTTTTTATTTAAAGGGTCTACATATTTTACTGTATAAGATTCTTCAATTGTTTCTTCTCCGAAAGGAGTAATTGTAGTTACTTTGAATTTCATTTTTCTTACTGACAGTTTAGACATTGCACCACCAGAAACAAAAGGTATACCTGCACCTTTTAAAGTTTCTAAATCTTTATCTTTTAATTTGTCTAAAATATTCATCAACTGTTTTGCTCTAGCAGCTGTAATAGTTTTGCCTTTTAAAGGACCAAATTCTGTTTTTAATTTTTGTAACATAGCAGGACTAAAAGACTCTTCTAAATCTTCTTTGTTTTGTTGTTCGTCTTCGCCTAGTATATCTTTAACTGTTGATACTGAAATCTTTAATGCTTTAGCAATGTCTTTAGCAGAGGCACCATCTTTTTGCATGGCGTCAATGTCTGACATTTTGCCTTCTTCTAGTTCGTCTTTATTCTTTTCTTTTTGACCTTGAAGTTCTTCTTTTTTAATCTTAGCACCTTTACCATACATGTCAACATATTTTTGTGCCTCAGCAGGAGTATTATACTTGCCTAGTTCCATTTTTGAACCATCTTTTTTAGTGATAACTACAGTGTATGTTTCTGAAACATCAACTGACATATCTACTTCATCTTTTAATACTATTTTAGAAAGAATATTAATACCAGCATGTTTTACAGCCACTTTAGTTGGCATATCCATTTTATCAAGCATACTTTTTATGCCTGGTGTTACGTCTCTCATAGTCTTTTTAGCCCACACTTTTTTGATGTTTGCTAATTGAGTATCGGTCATAGTTCCCATTAGACCACTCTCTATTAAATTTGCCTCGTTCCAGGCTTCTGCCATTGTTTTTCTGTATTTAGTCATAGTACGGTGTATTACAAGTCTCTGATCATTTTGGCCACAGCCTCATCTAACTTGATTTTCCACTCCTCCTTAAATCTTTGTTTATATTTATCTATTGTATCTGCTTCACTTGCCCAATTATTTACATCTTTTTCAGATATTTCCTCTGTCTTAATCTCTTTGTAACCTTGTGTAGGCCACCCTCTCTTTTTTGCGTCAACTGGTTTAGCTTCTGGAGCCTCACCAGGTGTTACTTCTTTAGTATGATTGGCATAATCGGCGCCTATTTCATGTGCTTCTTTCTCTAATTTCATCGTAATTTCTTTCTTTAAGTCGGCAAATATCTTATTATATTTCTTTTCAGATACAGCCTTAAAGCCATAGTCTACATTTAAATTATGTTCTCTAACTGCAACCTCTTTATCACTGGCGATTGGTATACAATCCCATATCCAGGCTTTATGTAAATTATTATTGTTATCTTCTAGTACAATATAGTTTGTACCTTTTCTTTTAACTGTTCCTTTTATATCTTGTTTGGTATAGTCTACCTTTTCTCCGATATTAAATATCATATCTCTCAAATATAAGTCTCTTATTTGTTGTTGATCAAATTGTTCCATAGTTAACATTTTTGTAGATGGTTGATCAACTAAATTTTCTAATCTCATACCTTTTCTAACATCTTTCATTAGATCAGCAGCGTTTACACCACTAGGTAAACCTCTCTTAAAAGAACCTATATCGTCTTTGGCAGCTGCAGCTCTCATTTTACTTGCACTCATACCTGAAGCTCCCTCTGCGTCTGGATCTCTTTCACCTGCTGATAATACATTGATGTTGTCAAAGTTATAGTAACCATGTCTTGATTTTACATCGTTGTATTTGTTTAATATGGTTGTAAATTCACTTACTCTGTCACTGCCTACTACCATAAACACCTCTGTATAACCTTTATTATGTAAAGTAGTAGCTATATCTAATATCATATTAGTTTTATTAATCTCTATATTTCTTGCGTGAGAAGGAAACATCTTTTTCATATACGCTAGTTTTTGACTTGGCGATAATGGATTTTTCTTACTGTCTTCACTTCTACTCAAATAAATTTTGTGATCATTTGCTCTTACTGACTTAACTTTTCTAATAAGTTTTTCATGTCCTATAGTTGGTGGATTAAATCTACCAAAAGTAAATGCAACTGATTTTCTTGGTCTTCTTATTTCTTCGTTTACTTCTTCAGGTAAACCAGCGTCTCTAACTGCCTTACCAAATTCATTGTAGTCTATACCAGCATGTTGAGCCGCCTTGTTCTTAGCGTCTTTCATACCTTGTCTTAAATATTTTAAATATAATTGTACACCTCTTTTCATTTGAGGTGCTTTAATTGTTCTTCTAATTAAATCTGTCCATGCTGAAGCAATGGATTCTAAATTCATTTCATCTATTTGTTCGTTAGTCAAACTTTTTATCTCATCGTCTGTAACTTTACCATCATCTAAAATTTGTTTACATTTTTTATAGAATTTTAAATAGTGGTATTTCTCTAACATTTTATAGATAACATTTTTAGGTAATCTATTTTTAATACCATACTTTCTTATTTGGTCTGGTGTCATATCACTATTAAATGCTGCTCTTCTTTCTGCGTCAACATCATCACCTATTTTTATTACATCTGAAATACTATCTTCTATTTCTTCTAACTTTGTATTAATTTTGTCTTGTAAGTTTAAGATATCGTCTGGTTGTAATTCAACTAATTCATTGTAATCTATTATATCTCTTTTTAATTCACCTTTAATTACATCTAACTCTTGTACTTTTCTTTCAAATTCTTTTACATATAAGTTTGTATCAAAAGTAAAATCGTCTGGTCTTTTAATAAACTTATCGTTTTCTATATCAAACACTGCGTCTGCTTTTTTATTTTGATCATCATAAGTTGATTGATCAGTTAAAAAATAATAGTTGATAGGGTGTTGTGTACCAGGTATTAATTTACCTTGAATATTTTTTGGGTTCTTTGCTGACAAATACTTTTGAGAAAGATCAACTCTTTCTTGTTCTTGTTTTTCTTTTGGCACATCAAACAATACATTAATGTCAAGATCAGCGTCATTTCTATATCTCTTTGTTAGAATTGATCCTATTAAAGCAATCTTTAATACTGGATATTCTTTTTCAAATTGTTTAATCTGATCTTGTATTTGTTTTTTGACACTAGGTTTTATTATAGGGTCTTTACTATCAGCCTTATCAAATACACCAGGAGCATATGTTTTTCTAGGTATATCTATGATACTTTCTTTAATTAAATAATCTTTAAATTTTTTAATCATATTCTTTTCTTAGCTGCTAGTTCTCTTGCTATCCATTGTTTTGCTAGATAATTATCTGGCTGTTTATTCATTTGTCTTCTAATATATTTTGAAGCAGTTTGAATGGTATTGGTTACTAATTCTTTTTCTGATCTATTGTTATCAACAATTAGTATATTACTTGGTCTGAATATTTGTTGAAAAGAACCTATATTAGATTGTACTTTGTTCCAACTATTCTTTACAAGATATTCTGGCACTGATCTAGGTCTTAATTCATTTCTCATTAAGGCCACATCTAAACTTGTGTTTACAAAGATCATATAACAATCATAACCTATTGCTTTTAACATAGAATATTGTCTACTGATAACAGTTTTATCACGACCTGTTGCGTCAATAACAAGTCCTAATCTTCCTCTTACATAGGCGTCTAATTGTGAACCTGCTGTAACTTTTGCTTTTGCTCTTATCTTATCTCTAAAGTATGCTTCCTCATCTGGCATTTTTAGTGACATGTTTGCTTTTAACAATTCTCTTTCAAAAATTGTATCAGAGTTTACTACTTTTAATCCTATACCGGCAAAAGCGGTTTGCGTAACGAAAGATTTACCTGATCCAGGTCCTCCCGCCAAGAAGAAGGCCTTGAAAATGCCTTTATCATAGACACCCTCATTTAAAAATGCTTTTACTTCTTGTAAATTTTTCATTGCTGTTCCGTTTTATTCGCCTGATAACATTTCAACCATATCTTTGGCATATGTTCTTATAGCATTGACTACTGCGAAAGTACCCTCTCGTCTTTTTTCGTTCAATGTTTCAAAGAAACCTATATCAATTATTTCTTGATCTGTTACTTCTAAAATTTCAGATGGTGAGTGACCTGAAAATATTGATTGTAAAATATACATTACACCTCTAGCCTCATGTGAGTCAGCGTCTACTTCAAAGATCATCTTCTCATCTTTTAGTGACGGCAATACCCATACTTGACTAACACATCCGTATACTCTATACCCTTGTATTCTTTTTGTATCATCTAGTTCAACGATACCTTTACCTTGTTCTAACAAGTAGAAAAATTTATTGTGTGGGTCTAATTGATTAAAATTATGTGACCATGTACCAATCTTTTCTTTAATTGACATATCTTCTAATTTAGAACCATCATCCAACTCAACTAACTTTCTATCTTCATTTAATATAGGTTCAGGCGCTTCATATGTTTGGTCTATTTCCGGATTTGTAGGAAATTTGATACCATTTTCTTCGTCCATTATTCTTTGTTCCTCTTCTGCGATAGCTATTTCTCTATCTAAACCCTCTTTAGTAGATTTTGCTATTGCTTTGCTTAGTTTTTTCATTCCACCTTTTATATACATTATATCTCCTTTTAATTGTCCACCTTAGCGCCAGCTCTCCACTGATAACAACTCCAGTATCTTGCTTTCCATTTAGGACCTGGATTAGCACAGTTGTGTCTCGCTCTAAAATTCTTTCTTCTATTAGGGTCGTCTCTTTTTATTTCCATATTCGGATCACCAAATCCAACCTTAACTATATTACCCTTTTCATTTTTTACATATACGTAAAACTTCTTTTTACCATCATTTGATCTGGTAGGGTTATTTAATTTTACTTTTTTACCTTGATGTTCGGCTTCTTCTACCACAAGGTCATCGTATTTCATATTTTCACAAATAGAATCAATTTCTTCTACTTTGTTTTCGTACTGTTTAAATGTTTTCATTTTTAACCTTATTTATTATTGTATTTGCTATCTCTTCCGGTTCTCCACCTTCAGCTTTTATTTCTATGAATCCTTGTTTATCTCTGTAATAATCAATTACAGGACCGGTTTCTTTTTTATATAAAGATATTCTATTCTTTATAATTTCTGGTTTATCATCAGCCCGACCTCTAGCAGTCAATCTTCTAATAACTTCCTTTTCACTTACATTTAGAAAGACCACATTGTTTATGCTAATCTTTTTGTGTTGTAAATCTCTTACTTGTTGCATATATCTAGGAAAGCCATCAAATACAAAACCACCTTTCGCCTCTGCAACAGCCTTGAATACTAGTTCTAAAACAATATCATTAGGTGCAAAACCACCTTTACCTAAATCAGATAATCTATCTGCAATATCACCACCTTTGGCCTTTTCTGCTCTCAATAAATCACCAGGATAGATATGTTTTATATTAAATTCTTTTACTAAAAATTTTGCATAAGTAGATTTACCCGAACCTGGACCACCAATTAAAACAATCTTTGGTTGTTCAACTGCATAAACATATTTGTTATCTACCTCTGTAACGTATTGTTTAAATGTTTTCATTATCCTTTTACCCAATCTTTAGCAATAGTAAAGTTTGCTCTACTAAATTCTAATCTGTCTACTAATTTAATTGCACCAGCAGCTCTACTTACTGCAACATAACCCTCTGGATTAGTTACTCTGTAACCACTTGATGTTCTAATAAAATGTCCGATACTTTGTATTTGAGATAGTTTTTGAATTAGAAAGTTCTTTGCATTACCTAAACTTACATGAGAAGCTATGGTAAAATATAATGCTTGTTCGTTTCTATCTATAAATTTTAAATTAGTATCTAATATATCTCTATACTTTTGTTTACCTTTTTCTGTTTTTCTATTTGCTATTTCTTCCGTTAAAATATTCTCGTAGTAATCTCTAAACATTTTTTGTAATTGTTTAACCTTACCCATATGGCCTTGTGTGTTTCTAATATAGTGATTAAAGAAAGCCTTTAGTCTGAAACCAACTGATAAAGAATCATTTGATCTTGACATTTCATTTAGTATTGATGAAGCCTTTGCAAGAGAACCCTCTGCCATTCTAATTAAGGCGTCAAATCTAGATAGTTCACCACTAGTAAATGTTGATGAACCGGAAGTATCTGTATAACCAGCACTTGCTAAAAATACTGCCGATGATCCTGATCTACCAGATATTGTACCAAATCCAGCACCTAAACTTTTCATGTCTTTACCTGTATAACTTGTATGAAATACTATTCCCATTCTTGCTCTTCTAATTTTTTTACCTAGAGTAGAGTTTACTGGTGTTGCATATGTAATTGTGTTTGGTGTGAAAGTTATCATGGCCTCACCATCTATATTTTGTATTTTAGTATCGTTTGTAAAGAGTAAATCTCCTTGATAGATACTTGTAATTCTTAATTTTTTTAATTCTCTTAAACAAACGTTTAGTTTATCTGCAACAGGTCCACTATGATTACTTCTAATATCACCTGGTGTATAATTGATTTTTGGAGTTGCGTTGAATACAGATTTAGTACCAACAAAGAATTTACCGTTTTCTGGATTGACACCACACACAATAGCAGGCGCACCATCCCATTTGACAGACATATTTACTTTGGCACCAGATGACCCTACCAACATGTTTCTAATTGATTTTAGAAACTTTATAGCATTATCGCCACCTCTTGAACCTCTATTAATTATATCGTCTTCTAGATGTTCTAAATGTGTATTCTTTTCTTTAGTTATGAAACCTTTAAAATTAAACATTTTTCTCTCATTTTATCCATAAATTAATTCACTTTCTCATTCAATATATCAAGTACTTATATTTATACTAATATAACTTGCCAAATGGACCAAATTGTTGACCTCTTTTCTCAGCTAAAAACACCATATCTGTTAGCATTTTGTTTCTTTTTGCTGGTGATATAGAGTAAATACAGTATAAAAAGTCTAGTTCCATTAGTTTAGTATGTGATACACCGTTCTTTAGATCATTACTGTTATATGATTTTATCATACTTTCAATAAATTTACTATCTGTAATACCCGTATCAGTATATCGGTTTACTAATTTAAATCGTTTTAGGTATACCGATTTTACCTTATCAAAGGCAGCCAATGATTTAGGATATTGATTATGATCATTTACAAAAAATAATCTATTATTATTTCCTACACCATATTCGGCCATTAATCTTGCTAATAAGTCTACTGGTACTTTTCCTATACGAGCTGCACCAGAACCTTTGAATTTGCCATCAAATTTTAAATTCTGATTAAATCCTTTTCCGTTTTGTCTTATCTGAAATTCGCAAACATCGTTAGCAGACTTTATATCTATTCTCATATCAGCAGATACTAATGTCTTGTCAGTTTTGTTACCCATTTTCATAACTGATCTATCTAACTTCATTGTAAACTTGGAGTCCTTCATCAATGCATTTTTAGTATTTACTTCTTCATACTTTGCTTCTTTACCTGAAACTTTTTTTAATGATATACCTGCCAATTTGTATTGACTATATAAAGTTTTCATTACGTCATTTAGTTTAGATATAGATACAGAGTTACCTTTCATTGCATTGTCAATAGTTCTTCTAACATCATTTTCATTTTTAATTAACCATATGTCAGCAGGATTCCAACTATCTTTTTTTGAAATCTTAAACTTATCTCTTATTACGTTAGAGATATAATTCATAAAACCACCGTCTCTGTTATATTCTGTCCATGATTTACCTCTAAACACTTCTAACATTTTTTTCTGTTGTGCATAAAAATTTTGTAACCACTCATCTTCTACCACATCTGGATATATTCTAACTAGTTCTTTAAATTTTTTGTCTTTAGATATGTCTTCAGGACAAGTATATCTAATATTGTCTTTCAATGCTCTTCTTATAATCCATAGTGAGGCATTTTCTTGTTTTGCTGTGACTTGTGCGTCTAGTTGTTTTACAGACTTCTTACCTGTTTCTATAAATTTAATCTTATAACCTTGTACTATAAAGTCTGCTTGTTTTTTAGCACCTGATTGTATCTTAGCAGTATACTTTTTTTCTAGTGTAGGTAGGACTTTTTTTAAATTGTCTGGAGATACTTTTACTATGTAGACTTTAGATTTTGTGACAGGAGAATCATCGCCATAATATGCACCCTCTACCATCATATTTAATAAAGAAGTAAAGTCTTTCTTTATATTAGACGGTACGTGTTGTGTTAGTGTTGATAGTGTTGCTAAATTATAAGCCATATTTCTCTCTCATAACATATTTATAAGAGACAGGCAAGTTAATTATTCCATAAAAATCTAGGTATACCACCATTCATTTCCCAAACTCTATGTTCGTTTTGAAATTTAACTAATTTATCTGCGTCTTCCTCAAAGAAATATGTACCTATTATATTATTAGTAGGTTTTTCTTTTACTTGCCAAATAATCTTACGACCTTTCTTAACCATCTTTTTAGAATAGTGTAGTTTATCGTAGTCTTTATCAGCCTTCGGTCTTCTATCAGATTTATTAAATCTTACTTTTTGTTTCTTAGCCATTATACTTTAAAATCTGAAAACTTATCATAAGGATTTATTTCCTTTTTTGTTTCAGTTCCCTTGTCTACTATATTTTGTGCGTTGTTTTCTACATCATATAATTTCATTTTTGATCTATCTACACCTAGAATAAATGATCTATGAAAAGAAGGATCATTATATCTATTTTTTAACTGTTTTACTTTCATCTGACCTAGTTGTTCTAGTTCTTCATTTGACATCAAGGCAAACATAAAGTCAGCAGTTGCCGGAAGACCAAATGATTCAGAGGTATCTTCTAGACCAATATCTGTAGAAACAAAACCAGTTCTAGTTGTTTGTGTAGCACTGAATATAGGTAAATCAAACTCTACTGCTAGACCTCTTAATTCTTCAGCGATGGCTTTAATATAAAAGTAAGATGATATATTACCACCTTTAAATCTACTTGATGAACATATATTTAAATAATCAATAAACACCACTTGTGGTTTAAAAGATTTCTTTAATGCAAGTTCATTTAACAATGCTCTAAAGTGACCACTATGAGCAGAAGCTGTTGGATATTCTTTAATAATTAATTGACCTTTAGTTTTATCTTGTACTTTTTTTAGTCTATCGTTGTATATATCTTTAGGTAAAGAATGTAAATCGTCCATAGATACGTCTAATAAATTAGCGTCTATTCTTTCTGCAATTCTTTCCTCTGCCATTTCTAAAGTTATGTACAATACATTTAAACCTTGTGCAAGAAAACTAGCAGCTACGTGACACATAAACAAAGACTTACCAACACCTGTACCTGCAAGAGCAATGTTTAATGTTTTACTTGGTACACCACCTTTGGTAATCTTATTGAAATAACTTAAATCAAATTGAAACTTTTTCTCTTTAGTATGATACCAGTTATATCTTTCTTCACTGTCATTTAAATAATCGTGACCAATATGATTGTCAAATGATACTGCTAAGGCGTCAGCCAATATACTTGGTATTGCCTCTGGCGATCTTTCTTTATCTTTCTTATCTAGTATCTTAATACCTTCTAGTACTGCGTTGTGTACTGCTCTGTCTTTACAAAACTTTTCTGTAGTATCTACTAACCAATTTTGATCAACATCTTCAGGATTTAATACTTCTAATAAATCTTTTACTGACCTTACTTCTTCATCGTTCAGGTCTTTTCTGTTACCCATTTCAACAAGTACAGTTTCTTTAGTAGGAAGATTATTGTATTTTTCTATGAAAGAATATATCTCTGAAAACAAAATGCTTTCTTCTCTTTTAGAGAAGTATATATCTTTAAGAAAAGGTATTGCCTTTCTCATATACGGCTCATTGTACATTAAGTTTCTTAATACTGTCTGCTCTATTCTTTCGTTATTCACCAAACTCTACCTTTCCATCATTTAATTGTTGTTCCATTACTTCTATTAATATGTCACCAATGTAATCTATAAACTCTTGGCTTTCTATATCTTTTGATTCTGGATTGGATAGTATATCATAATCAAACTTCATTGGCAAGGTGCCATCTGCTTTTTCTTCTTTAGCAAATCTAACCTTACCGTATTTGTAGATTACGTTACGGTATTTTGGCTCAAGCAATTTTATGGCCGTGTATTCTGCACCTGTCTTTTGTGCAAAAACGTACCTTTTATTCTTCGTCTGATCCGTATCTGAATTTTTTGTTGGCGTATTCATCTATTTTTTGTAATATCTCTTTTGTAAAATACTTCTCTGGATCGTCATTGATAGATTTACCAAACACCTTACCTTGTGGTGTTTCAAACCTTGTTGATACTTTCTTAAAGATACCAGCTGCTTCAGCCATATCCAAAAGACCATAATGTTTATCAAGTCCGTGTTTGTAGGTTAATTTAACGTCTATCATGGCGTTTTCTTTTGTTAATCTAGATTTGTAATTTTTACAATGTATAATATTACCAACTACTTCGGTACCGTCTTTTTCTTTACGTTTACTTAAATAGATGATTGATGAGGCAGCGTATTTTAATCCTGAACCACCTCCCATTTCTTTTTGAGGGAACATTGAACCAATAACATCATACGTATGATTGGTCATAATCATAGGTATATTTGCTTTACCTAGTTTCAATGTTAAAACTCTAAATGTAGATTTGACTATTTGTGATCTAGTCATATCTCTTGTTTCTTTACCAGCAGCCGTGTCTTCCATTTCTTTTGTAGTAGATAACATACCTAAACTATCTAATACAAACATCATAGGTTTTCTTTTCGCCTCTGGTTGTTCTAAATATTTGTCTATAATTTTTATTGATTGATTTCTAAATTCTTGTACTGTAGCAACTGGTACTACAACCATTCTTTTACCATCAACACCACGACTTTCAATCATGTCTTTTGATACGGCACTTTCTGATTCAAAATAGATAACACCTGCGTCTTTGTCTTTATCTAAAAATGCTTTTACAATACCTAATGCGAAGAATGTTTTACCTGTAGCAGCCTCACCTGCAATAGCAGTAATCTTATTTGCTGGCATACCACCGTATATTGATCCTGATAATAGAGCATTAAATGAATACGAACCTGTGTCTACAAAACTTGTAACATCACTATCCATACCGTCACTTACTAAACCTGCATATTCATTGCCACTCTCTTTAATTATATCTTTTAAAAAATCACTCATATTTTCTCCTTAATTATCACTTACTATAACATATCCGTTCAATCTTGTCAAGCTTGTATTGTTTTTACTGCTTTAAATTTAATCTTTATAGGTTTAGGCTCACCCTCGTTCCATAACCTATATTTTTCGTCTTGTGGTACCCAATCTTTAGGTGGTTTTTCAAATTCAGATTGGTCAATCTTATTCCATAATGTATCTCTTAACTCGTCACCAGATTTACCATTTGTAAATGCAAAGTTTGATTCTACGTTAGCACAAACCTCACATAGTTTTTCCCAATTGTACTCTCTTGTACGTTGAAAGTCCCAATATTCTTTTAAGTCTTTGTATGATTCCTCTGAAATAGCCATTATCTTATTATATCTATTTTTGCGTCTGGTGTCCATACCTCTAACTCACTCCTTAATCTATCTTCTTGTTTCAGTTTATTATAACGAGACTCAGCCTTTTTCTTCCACCAATCTATGATATTATTTAGGTTAAATTTATCCCAATTCTCACCTTTAATAATCTCTGTCTTGTTATCTTTTACTATATCTAGATAGTTCTTGATACCATAGTCACTAACATAATATCTTTTTCTTTCAGTTAGTTTCTTAGCATTACTTATAGTTGTATTAAATCTTTCTAAATTACTTTTATCTAAACTTCTTTTTACTAAACCAATAATGGCTGTAGTTAGTTTTAACTTTCTACTAGAGGCGTCATCTTTAATAAGTTTACCTACATTGTTTTCAACAAACGTTGCAAGGTCATGGAAAGGTTTACCATGTATCAAAGGTATAAAATCACTATCAGTTAAACCTTTATATCTTAAATATGGTTTCATACCATCGTATTGACTAGATGATTTACTATTACCATATAAACTTGTAGTCTCAAACAATGATAAATTCATACCATATTTTGCATTTAATTTTTCTCTTATTGTATGACTACAACATATGGCAGCCAATAGTTTACCACCTAGGTAATTATAACCAAAAGGTTGAGTTGGTACTATTACAAATCCCATGATAGAAGTCTTATTAAAACTTACTAATTCTGGTACGTGAGTTAACAAATCGTTTCTTGGTTTCATGTTTATAACAGGAGAACCACATCTTATAAAACCTACCCACTGACCACTATTCTTTTCTCTTACTGCAATCTTTAAATTTTTACCAGGTACACTTGACATATTAGTATGAGAAGAAGTCATGTTTAATAATGTATCATATGTTTCATTATCTGGCTCTAGTATTTCAAATTCCATATCTTTAGGCGACATATCAAATTTAGAAAATATAGTACCCTCTAGGCCCATGCCAGGCAAAGCAGATGGTACATCTCCTATTTGAGATAACTTTTGGTCTCTCATATACTCATCTATACGACTAAACTTTTCAAAGTAGTCATTGAATATATTAGCACAATATAGTGCTTGATCATTTGTTAATGTTTTCATCTTCATATTATATCACGTTCAACTAAATTTGTCAACCTGGTTTCCCCATACGTCCCAACCAGGCATAGAAGTTCTAGCAAATAGTTCTATACGTGGTAAGTCACCACATAATTTTACTATATCGTCTCTGATTCTATCTGGTTTTCTACTATGTTCTCTACGTTCACTCACAACTAATCTATCTACATTACCACCAACTCTCTTTGGTTTACCTCTTGTTGCAAGTATACATGTCTCGGTGTTGGCCCTAGTCCAATATCCTGGACCTTTAAAAAAGTAATTGTTTATTCTATTCTTATTTGTTTTCGCCCACGTGAAACCTACTGTCTTATACTCAAAGCCCCACTTCTCTACCAATGGTATTTGTTTGTGTAGTAAAGGATCGGTACACCACATAAACAATACACAATCTTTGTCTGCTAGGTCACCTATCGGTAAATTTTCTATGTCTTTCATGTTCATTGTAGGATAATGATTGGCAGGATTAGTTTGTGCCTTATCATTATTATAATTTTGAAAATGCCATGGAGGATCGGCATAGATTATATTATACTTTTTTGTTGAGATCATATTCAAAGTTTTGTGTTACATCATTTATATGTACTTGTTTAGCACCGTTCTTAATATGGAAATGTGTCGCCATTGGCGTCAAAGGAGATAAGGTAACTAATCTTTTAAATTGTTTTTCTTTTGCATATGTGGCTAGTTTATTAATGATCTCTTGTCCTGCACCACGTTTTTTAGACCATACAGTATATGCAACAACAATACTGCCGTCTTTTACTCTAGACATATAATCCATTTCTCTAACAGTATGTGGTACTTCAGGACAAACTGCAATACAAACAATTGCTATAATCTTATCTTCATATTTTAATCCTAATATCTTTCTATTATGTGTAATTCTAAAACCTAGAGTGAGTTCAGGTCTAACAGGATCCTGGGAAACATCTATGTCATCTAGTTCAACTAACTCTGTACCTTTTATCCACTTCCAAAAATCATCTATTATTTTCATCCGAAAAATGCCTCTAATGTTGCTTTCTTTTCCTGTGACCAGCCTATTGCTTGTAATATAAATCGCATAGGGTCAAGGAATGTTTTTTCAAATTGTGTTTCACGATCTATATATTTGTCTAGTTCAAACTCTTTAGGTAACGTTGTGATATAACTAATCACATCAAATCTAAATGGGTTTGCCTCTATCAATTTTAAAAATTTAATCTTATCACCCTCTTGTATGTAAGGGTATTGTTTATGTAATTTAAGTTCTTTTAGTTTGTGATTATATATCAAAGAACCTTTTACATGTATCGGTGTACCTTTACTGAATATAGTTGCTGGGTTTTTATACTTTTTAATATTATTACATGATCTAGGAAAAGATATAGCTTCAGCAGATAGAGTATTAAACTCTGTTTTAAAATCAGCAATAAATTTTTGTAAAGTATCTTCATCTTTATTCATAATAATTTTGATTGCTTCTTTAATTTTACCTCTGCAAACTTGTGGTGTAGATGATTTAACTGCCTCAATACCCATGATCTTTAGTTTAGGGTCAGAAAGTCTTACACCCTCATCGTCTAATACGTTTAACATATATCTTTTCTTTGCAACCCATATACCTTTGTTGGCAATTACTTCACGTTTCATTACCATACAGTTCTTAAATGCATTTGTATATTCAGATAATTCATCAAAACATTTTTCAATATACGGCTCTAGTCTACTGTTAACAACCTTATCAATAAAGTTACATATTTGTTCATTGTCTTTACCTTTACAAGTCTTCTCAACTAGTTTATCTAATGTTACATAGATTGAATCTGTATCAGAGGCAACGATATAATCAAAGTCTTCATCTTGTTTTAATATCTTATTCATATAACCATTGACCTTTTCTTCAATGAATCTAATAATGAATTGACCTGCTGTTGTAATAGCACTTGCTTGTCTTACATCATAAAATCTAAAGTATTGATTACCAACTGCACCATAGGCTGAGTTCAAAGCAATCTTTCTTGCCCATTGAATGTTATGACATCTTGCAATTTCTTTTAGTAAATGTGGTTCTTTTGTTTTCTCGTATTCTTTTTTAGCCTTGATCATTCTTTTCTTATAGATCACACGTTCATTGTACATTGTTTCCATCATTTCAGGTAGGAAACCTTGACTATCATTTTTAAACTTTGCACCGTTAGGTGTAACACAGGCATTTTCATTTTTTAAATGAGATAAATCTAAATTACGTTTTAACATTTTGTTTACAGAAATACCAGAATTATCCTGACCTATTATCTTTTCAGGAGAAATATTATATTGTATAATAATATGTGGATATAGTGAGTTAATATCAAAAGAACATACCCACTTGTGCTGGCCAACTGTAGGGTCTTTTACATAAGCGCCTTCGTATTTTGTATCTTTACTATGTTCTTCTCTTGGTGGTATACATATGTTTTTTGCCAATAGATGATTAGCAATCAAAGTATCCCACACTCTTACTTGTGAAAATATATCATCATAGTTTACTTTAGATTCATAAGCAACAGTTAATGCTAACTCAATTAAACCAAGTTTATCTTCTAATGCGTCAACAATTTCAACGTCTTGTATGTTATAATCAATAAATTTTTGAAAGTCTTTCTCATAAAATTCTCTAAAAGTGGCATAAGGGTTTTCATTTTTGTTTTGACCAAGTTCTACTTCACCAATATAATCTAGTTTATAACTCTCTTGTCTAGTAGGTATAAACCATCTATACAGATCAAGGTAATCTAACATCACTGTACCTTTTAAAGTATATGTTGTTTGTGGTCTACCTCTTACCATGATTTCAATCTTTTCAATCATACCCCACGGCGACATTTTGTTTGCAACCTTTTCACCTGCAACCAGTTTAATTCTATTCATCAAGTAAGGTAGATCAAAGAATTTAGTATTCCAACCAGTGACAACATCTGGATAATTCTTAAGCCAAAACTTCATAAACTCCATAAGTAAAACGTTTTCGTTTTTACATTTAATAAAAGTAATATCAGTTCTATCTGTTTTGAAATCTCCAGCAGCCCACGTTAGAATTTGTTTGTTAGTTTGATTCTTAACAGTGATACAAATTATTTCTTCGGTAGGGTTTTCTACATCTGGAAAACCATCTGTTACTGTAGTTTCAATATCTATTGTAAATATTTTAATATACTTTTTATCCCACTTGATGTTTTCTGGAAATTGTTCGTTGATATATTGATAATGAAATCTTTCTAGACCATATATCGGAGAGTTTTGAGTTGCAACATCACGTCTAAATCTTCTAGCGTCATTGATGTTTTTAAATTTTATAGGATTTAGATTTCTATTATCTAATGTTTTAAACTTACTATCTTTTTGTGTTAAAGAATATAGAGTAGGACCAAAATCTATCTTTTCTTTATAGTCTTTGCCATCGTGTATACCTCTAACAAGAAGTTTACCTTTATGTTCTATAACTGATTTATAAAAGTTCATCATCAAGTAAATGTAAAGTTATGCCGTCAAGTTCCTCTGTTAATGATAGTTGACAACTTAATCTGCTTATGCCTTTCTTATAAGATTTTTCATATTCTAATATTGTTTGTTCAGTACTATTATAATCTATTTCACCTAATTTGGCAATCCAGGCATTGTTTACATATACGTGACAAGTACCACAAGCACAACAACCACCACAACTAGCAGGAATCTCCTCTAGATCAGCCTCTTTGGCTGCCTCCATAACAGTGAAACCTGGTGGCACTTTTACTTGGACTTTTTCATTATTTGTCCTAATAAAATTTACCGTTATCACGTTGCTTCTGTTATAAGTTTACTGTTTTTTGTTATGATTGAACTTGTGTTTTGCTCGTAAGATGATCTTATCTCATCTTTTGGTTCTGTCATAAAAACAACTTTGTCTTTACTAACAGTTACCGTATCTTTTTTACCAAAGGCATTGTACAGTGACATCATTAATTGTATTGGTTGTCCTGGTCCTCTTTGTTGAGGTATAATCACGAATGGATTTTTTAAACTTATGCCTTGATCGTTTTCTCCTACCTTGGCAATTACATCTTCACCTGTAGATAGTCTTAATATTTTCACTTCTTCCATAATATTTCCTTTTGTTTATTGTTATAATATATCATATATTTAGCGGTTTGTCAAGCGCCTGTTTCTGTTGCGAGGTACAGGCAAACCCCTAGCAGACTAAGCTGCTAATGCGAAACCTTGTGAGTTAGCATTTAATTAACAGTACGGTGTTAGCGATTAATCTCCTAGAAGTTTTACCTACGAGTCGATCCTATTTCAACCCCATAAATTTTGGTTTAATGGTGGAGTTGCTCGGTATTGCACCGAGGTCCTGCATAGTTATTGTCTTCTTATCAACGACTAATCTTTTTTATCTATCGGTTTTAACCGTTTGCTCAAGGCGAATGTTCTATTAGGGTTTATACTGACATTCATCAATCGCATTAAATCTCTATTGACTAGTAAGTCTGAAGCAGCTCTAGGTCTATTATCTAAACCTACTTCTACATCTTTATATGTAAAACCATTAAATGTAATATCCATAAGAATTGTTGGTCTTGTTTCTGATGGTTCTTCTCCTTCAGCATTTGCTCTGAATATTTTACTTATACCATGTCTTGGTTTACTATAAGTTTTACCATCATATGTCCATTTAACAATTTTGTCTTTACTTAAAATATCATCGGCGTGTAAAGCACATGCTTTAGCACCGTTACCTGTATCAAATTTTGCTCTGACTTTTAAACCATCTTCTAGTTCTACCGTTTCTAACCAACCACTCTCTACTAAAGATTGTCTGTCCCAATTAGTTCTATCTGATATATAATCTACTAGATATTCCATCATTTTTTCACCGTCTATTCTACCAGATGGTTCTGGATCAGAATAATAATCTTTATATTGGTAACCTTGATAATCAGCACCTGATCCTGGACTACCATTGATTTCTAAAATGTATGGTTTTTTATTGTTTACTATATGGTCAACTCCTACCATATATGCTTTTGAAGCTCTTGAAGTTTTTAAAACTAGTTCGTGTTCTTCATCACTTAAAATATAAGGCATTGCCTCGGCACCTCTGTGTGTATTTGATCTAAAGTCATATGAGCTATGTACTCTTTTTGTACTTGCAATAACTTTATTATCTACTACAAAAGTTCTTACATCAAACTTTGTTTCCATAAATTCTTGTATTAAAAGTTCAGCACCTAATTTCCACATGGCTTGTACAGTAGCAACCAGGCCTTCATAACTTTCTATTTTAACTACACCGACACCTTGTGTACCTGTTAGTGTTTTTAATATGACAGGAAACTTACCACCAATTAAATCTAAACCTGTTTTTATATTTTTTTCGTTAGATATAAAAGCAGTTCTTGGTGTAGGTATACCATTTTTTTCAAATAGTAAAGCTGATGTTAATTTATTATCACAAGTAAGCATAGAAGCTCTTGTATTCATCATAAAAGATTGTGAATTTTGAAAGGCAGATATTAAAGACAGTCCAGCTTCGTCTTCCACTGCACCACCTCTTGTTATACAGGCAGTATCTTTACCTACGAAAGTATGTTCACCATTCTTACCATCGTAGTTAAACACTGTTAGGGTGTTCTTATCTTCATCTTTACCTGTAATAATGGTTGTTTTTGTATTGACTATAATACACTTGATCTTTTTTTTGATACAAGCTTTTTCTATAAGTTCAACAGTTGAATCCTTGTTAGGTTTATTTGAATCGTTTATAGTTAGGATAGCAACTGTCATTGCTTTACCCTTACGTGTCTGTGTATTCTCTGTTATATAGTCTCTAAACTTTGGTATCTGCATTATCTTCCTTAACTATTTTCTTACCTATATTATATTTAGCAGATAATATCCACTCTTTTTTTTCTTTAAATGGTAATACTTTAATTTGTGATAATGGTGCCTTGTTTGATATTGCTGTTTCTTTTTCAATAATATCTATTAAATTCCAGTCTTGTAACAATATAGCAATAGTATTTCTACGTTGAATATCGTTGTTAATTAGAGTTGCTTTCTTGCCGTCTAAAGCAAATAACTCTTTAAAATGTACTATGTAATATTTCCCTTGTTTATGTAGAATATGACAAGATTGAAATAGTGTTTTATCTTTTCTACTTGCGACACCTATTCTAGTAAGTGTTTCTCTGACTTTTAAAAAATCATCTGGTTGGGTTAGAGTTACTTCTAACATACTATCCTGCGACCAATTTACTTCTTCATTCATCTAGTTCTCCCGCCTTTATATGTGGCTTCTTTAATTTTATTAATTTGTTCTTTTGTGAGTATGGTTAGGGCCTGTTTTGCTTTTTCATTACTATAGCCATAATACTCTTTAACATATTCCAAGTCATTTAGTTTTGTTTGCTTAAGCCATTTGCCTCCAAAACGTTTCTTTGGTCTGATACTATTTAGTAAAAAGGTAAACTGTATATCTTTGTCCAAGAAGTGATAACCATTCATTTCATTGGCATGTGGAAGTGTGTCCCAAAACATAGATAAACACTTATTAATGATATATGGAGGGTATTTTTTAGACCAGGCCGTATCGGTGGAGTTCAAAAGGTTCTCTTTTGATTCGTTTATTGCTTTTAAATAGTCTTTTAATTCGTACATAATATAAATCTGGTGCCCTTTGTCCGAGTCGAACAGACGACCTACTGATTACAAATCAGTTGCTCTACCAGCTGAGCTAAAAGGGCTACTTTCTAAATCTGTTTCTGCCCATATAGTGATCACCCGGCTCATAGTCCCAACGTTTTCCATGATGTCCTCTGATATCTGCATACCACATTCTTAATTTTACTATAAATTTCCTAAAAATTGTTCTTCTTGCCACTTCTTTTTTCTTACCTTTATCTTTAATGTTGTAAATGATATATTCATTCTTGATCGTATTTATACATCCAGTTATTTAAACTTACAATTAGCCATAATCTCGGTCAAACAAGCGATTACATTGATCTCATGGTCTGCCACAAAGGCAGCCTTGTATTGATAGCCAGCAATAATAAGTATTGCTTGTGGTACAGATTTAGGTTCTAGGGTTTCATATAAAATATCATAGACACCTCTGAATAAATCAGTAGCGTCCATATCTAAATGTTGAATTACCCACTTTCTCATACTATCAAACTCTTTTTTCTTCAAATGAAGCATAAGATTTTTGTAGTCGGTCTCTTTTAAATTGAATAGAATACCACTGTCAATCTTACCACGTACAGAATACCTTTGAAGTTCGTTTATAGTTCTTCTAAAGTCTGGATAATGTTTCTCAATTAACTGAGCTAATGTCTTCTTATCATACTCAATCTCTTGTTCTTTTAAGATACCCTCCATACGTTGCATAAATGCTATAGCTGTCTTCTTAACTTGACCATTAGTGACCTTAAAGTCAATAACAGTACAACGACTATGTAAAGCTGGTATGATTTTGTTCTTATAGTTACAAGTAAATATGAATCTACAGTTGTTATAAAAACTTTCTATGAAGTTTCTTAAAGCAGGCTGTACAGACTCGGCGTTCATATAATCTGCCTCGTCAATTATGACTACTTTATGTTTTGATTCTGTATTGAAAGATACAGTTGTTGCAAAGTTTTTAATCTTATACCTCAAGGTATCTATTTGACGACCCTCATCTGAACCATTGATTATAATATAATCAAGATTTAATTCTTCACACAAGGCTCGTGCTACAGTTGTTTTACCAGTACCGGCAGTACCAGTTAATAACATGTTTGGTAGTTCTTTTTTAGATAGAAACTCTAGAAATGTTTTCTTTGTTTCCTCTGGTAAGATACAATCGTTTATTGTTTTAGGTCGGTATTGTTCAACCCATAAAAAATCTGCCATAATATAAACCTCACTTTATTTTTTTTCATCATATTTTACAGTGACATCATAGCCACCTTTTCTATCTGTCCACCAATCGTCTTCTCTATCATAATCATGTTCACTTAAAAACTCCCAAAATTTATCATGTTCTTCATCACTAGGTTTTTCACCTATTGCTTCTAAAGGACTTCTAAATTCTTGTTCTTGGTGTGATATGATTTCTTTAAATCGTTGTACAGAGCCAAACTCCTTAATGATTGCCTCGTCATCTACGTTGTATGTAAACTCGGAGGAAACAGAGTGCCATTCAGTTTTTTTAACTATCATTAAAATTCTGAATCAGGTTCTAATGCGATCCAATATTGTACGTTCTTACCTCTAGAAATAAAACTAGATATTTTTGCTTTTGAGATTGCTACATCGTAATCATCTGGTATCATTTTAAAGTTTTCTGATTTAAAGTAAGCAGTAAACTTAATATCTGATTCGCCAATTACAGTAGATACTTCGTTAGAAGATTTATTCTTTTTATCTGTTGCAACAAGTTTAATGTTTTTACCATCACCTATTACAGATACATCTGGTAAATTTAAAGTTGTAACACCTTTGTGTAATTCTGCCAAGTCATCATTCTTTAATGTAAATGTGACATGATTATCTGGCATGTTAATCTTGTTAGGTGTAAATACAGTAGATTTATCAGAAAAGAAATACTTAACTGATTTACTAGATTTAGCCTCACTGATAGTCATGCTAGCACCACCATTAAATTTAAGTTCGGGACTTTTAAATAAGTCTAGTGATCTTAAAAATTGTGGTAGATCATAGATAGCAAATTCGCTATCAAATTTTTCTTTTATTTCAGCTTCTGCTAAAATATTTCTCATATTGGAAATAGTTTGTATTTTATTTCCTGGCTTAATTAAAATATTCTGATTAATATCAGAAAAGTTTTTTAACATAGCAATTGTTTCTGTTGACAAGTTCATTATATATTCACCTTTTTTCATTGTTTAATGGAGCGGATACTTGGTACTGCCCCAAGTTCTAAAGATTGGAAATCTCTCATAATACTTTTATACTATATCCGCATTATTGATCCTATTACAGATCAAATAAAAAGTCAAGCCTTAAACTGACCTCTTAATTTCTTCACTTTGTAAGTAAGATAAAACGTTTTCTGGAGAAGAAACACCATATGGATCCGAAGGATCATTGATCTCTTTACCAGGTTCTACAAACATTTTCTCTATCTCACCGTCATTTATTACAGCTGCATATCTCCAAGAACGGTAACCAAAACCAATAGCCTCTTTAGTAACTAACATATCTAATGCTTTTGTTAGTTCACCATTACCATCTGGTATCATCTTAACGTTTTTTATATTTGCTGCTTGAGCCCATGCATTCATCACAAACGAATCATTTACTGAAACACAATAAACTTCATCTATGTTGTGAGAAATCTTAAAAGCTTTTACTCTTGATTCAAAACCAGGTAGTTGTTGTGATGTACATGTAGGTGTAAAAGCACCTGGTAAACTAAACAAAACAACTTTTTTATTGTCAAAAAGATTAGCTGATGTTACATCAACCCATTTGCCTTCTTCAAAGTTACATTCTCCTGATTCGGTCAGGTCACCAACTCTAGTCTTAAATGTTATATTTGGTATTTTCATAATATACTCTCATTATATAATAAAAGAGGAAGGAAGTCAATGCTCCCTTCCACTTTTTTTTAGTTTATTTTATCTGTATTTTTCTAGCCTTTTTGTTCTCTGGTATGATTCGTTCCATAGAAACACTTAAAAGACCATCTTTTAGTTCAGCACCTTTGATTTCTACATCATCGGCAATAGTAAAAGATTTAGTAAACATACGTTTGGCAATACCTTTGTGTAGTATACCATCGTTTTCCTCAACCTCTTTTTCTGATTCGTCTTTAACAGATTTAATAGTTAAGGTGTTATTTTCAAAAGACACATCTACGTCCTTCTTACCATAGCCTGCAAGAGCAACCTGAATATCATAGGTATATTTACCTGTCTTAATGATATTATATGGTGGATAGTTTGTAGTGTTTATAGAATCGTATTGGTGATCAAACATTCCTTGGAAGTGGTCAAACACATCATCAAATCCTACTGATAGTGGTCTTAATTGATTGAAAATTGAAATTGCTTTATTAGTCATTTTATCTCCTTTGTTAAGCAAGTTAATGTTAGTAGACCCATTATGGCGTCTACAGTTATTTATATAGGGATTGTTTTTTAAATTACAACCCCTATAAAAATTATTTTAGATAGTGGTTAAGAAATTACTTTCTTTGTTTTTAACATCTTGTCCTAAAAAGGCTTCAATATTCCATGGCCACTCACCATGTTCCTTTTTATACTTGTATGCTTTTTCTATACCTCTTTCAAGTTGTTCAAAAGATTTTTTCATATCTTTTCTTCTTGTATCAAGACCTCTTTTTTCAGTAGGCGCTTTAGTATGCAATAAAAAGTATGAAGCTTTATCAGTTTCATCTAATCTTTTCAATGCATTGGTAAGATACTCATATTCGTATCCTTCTAAAACAGACCAACCAAATTTATCTCTATTGGTATCGTGACTTCCACCACAAACATAAGGGTATTTTTCACCTTGTTTGATATTCTTTTCCATAAATGATGGTATATCACTAGACGGAAAAGTTCTTATGTCTTGATAGGCACCGTTTTTTCTAACAGTTGATAACACCACCTTTTTAAAAGTATAATGGTGTAAGTTTGTTGTATTCTCTGTAAGATAGTCCGTTATTGCTTGCTCAGTATTACCTATAAGATTTTTACTAATTAGGTATGACATAATATTAGTCAAGTCATCAGCTGTACTTGCAAGTTCAGGTTGATGGTCGTTTTCTCTAATTTGTAAAGTTGACATTGCCAAATCAGATTTAACACCTTGTGTTCCTAATTCGTATACATCAAATATCCACTCATTAACACCCATTTTTCCAAACGCTGAAACTCTATGAGCACCAGCAACAAGTTCATATTCATAAAATACTCCGTCAACCCATTGATGTTTTTTTGTAACAATCGGTGGTCTTTTAGAGTAATCTATTTCCTTTAAAGCTACTGCTAGTTTGTTAATGTGGTCTTGATTAAGATATTTTTTCCTAGCTCTGTTAAGAGTTTTACCCTTAGCAGTCTTTGGTACATATATCTTACTTATTGGTATTATTTTTGTTTCTATGTGTTTTGAACCAGGAGAATCAATAAGAACCCTGGTTAGTTTGTTTATATCTAACATTTTTTCCTTTTTTTTAGTGAAGCCAACACAGGAGCCAAATGCAACCTATTGGTCAACTTCTATTATATAAGCACGTATGTACTTATAGAAATTCACTAGGCTGAGGATCCCTACCAGTTCCCTAGTGAATATCAATAAGTGGTGTTTTCGTTTATTTAAGGACCATAAAAACACCAAAAACGTTAGTCCATATCCGAAGCTTATAAGCTTCCTTTAACGCTGTCAAAAGGACTTACGAGCAGCCTTGACCATAATATATATATCAAATGTAGCGTTAAATCTATAAATTTCTTTCACGTAACTTTTTAGCTTTCCTGCTATTAGCAATCATTTCTTTTTTCTTCCTTCGTTTTTTTTCTGAAGGCTTTTCAAAATACATTTTTTCTTTATATGTTTTAAGGAAATTATCTTTAAGGTGCTTACGTTTTAATACACGTAATGCTTGTTCCACATTTCCATTTCTAACATCAATTTTAATTCCTGACATCTGTTCCTTTCTGTAGTGATTGCCTTATAACGTGGGTGGCCACTACACCACCCACAAGGATTACACTAAACGATTTAGATATTGTCAGAATCTTCCGACTCATCTTTATCCTCGTCAGTATCCGATTGAGCAGCTAAATCCTGTTGTCTATTTTGTTCCATAATGTCTTCAACACTTGAACCAGAATCGACTTTAGTATATAACTCTACAAACGAATTTTTTGTATCATCATCAAATCTATTAGTACACATTTGAATAGCTTTAACTTTATTATTAAATATAGCATAAGCTTGTGTTATGTGGACTAATCTTCTTGTTGAGATAATCTCGTCTACACCACCGTCAAAATAAGTTTTTCTGATAACATCAGCCCATGTAGTCAACTTCTCAATGAAGCCTTTGTCTGATTTACCAGCCGCTTTTAACGTATTGGTTAATATTTTTTTCTCAATAGCCGTACTTGGATATTTCTGTTCTAATGTAACAGGAAATCTTTCAAGAAAAGCTTCGTTAAGAATGTTAGTTCCGATAAACTTACCGTCTTCACTACCTTGACCTTTAGTATTGGCAGTAGCAACGATGTTGAAACCTGAAGCAGGTTTAACAAACTTGTTTATCTTTTTAACGTACACACCTGATCCTTCAAGTATTGGTTGTAGACACATGATTTTATTAGAAGCTAAATCAACTTCATCTAATAATAAAAGAGCGCCTCTTTCCATTGCCTCAATAACAGGACCGTTTTGCCAAACAGTTTGGCCATCTTTAAGTCTATAACCACCTAATAGATCGTCCTCATCGGTTTCAATTGTTACGTTAACTCTGATTAATTCTTTTTTGGCCTCAGCACAAGATTGAATTACACCCATAGTTTTACCATTACCAGATAAACCAGTTATGAATATAGGGTAGAATCTACCAGATTTTATGATAGATTTTACATCTGTATAGTTACCAAAAGGAACGAATATAGGATCCTTTTTAGGAACAATATCGCCAACTAAAGATGAAACAATATAAGCAGCCTCACTTTTAGTTTCCTCAGCAACTGCTGTGGTCTTTTTAGTATTAACTACAGATTTTGTGGGTACGGAAACGTCCTCACCATCTACAGGTAATTTGAATAAAGATTTACCTAACTTGTAATCTTTATTTTTAATCAACCATTGTGGAGCATACTTACAACCAAATTTTACATTGGCTTTCTTTAACTGCTCTACAGTTAATTCTTTTTTATTAAACATAGCATAAGCATGTTCAACAAATTGTGTTTGTTTTAGTGTTAACATAGTGTTATCCTTTTTGTTACGTTGTTTTTATCCTTTATCCTATCAGGTTTTACCATAGAAAGCAAGCCTAAAATAACTGTTGATACCAGTACCATCTAGGCAACCTCCTCTATGAATTTGTTTAAAAGTGTTCTAGAAGTGATTCGTCCTTTCATACTTTTACTGAATAAGTTCTTAATTTGACCTGGTTTAGAGTCTTCTTTTATCGTGGAAAGGTCAGTATTTTGAACGGCCATAGATTTACCATTAAGTAAGAAATATTTGTTATAACCTTTGTGAGTTACAACGGCACACTTCTCTTTAGTAAATTTACTTTTGATCTCAGCCATAGCTTTTTCTCTTTGCTCAAATGTTTTACAGTGTTCAACATAATCACCAATAGTCCACCATTTAATTTGTTTTAATACAAAGAAACCAATTGTCTTAATGTTATGTTCTTTTTGAATCATACCTAACAACTGATTAGTTAATTGTGATCTGCCATCTTCGTTAACATATTGTTTTTTACCAACTTTAATAACAGTTCTAACTGGTACATACTTGTCACCACCATTTAAAGAACCTCTTAAATCATCTTTATGTTTTTTGGTAAGTTTACCATCAACGTCAATTAGTTTACTATCACCACTGTAATTGGCACCACCGTCTGTTAAGGTAATAAAAGTCATCTTCTCAATATTGTATTTCTTTTTAAACAAAGGTACTAGTTTTAAACAAGTAACTAAAGCTTCGTTAAGTGGAGTAGTACCTAAACTGTATTGACTAGGCATATGAAATCTACTACCCTCGTATTGTGGTTTAGTATCCCAATATGACGCTCTAGTGTGGTTGTCATAACATAGACCCATGTTATAAAGATACATAAGAGACTCTTCTAACTCTTTCTTTTTAAGAGTATGATCTACCATTTCAATTAAATTATAGTTCTCTAAAAACATATCGTTTGCTTTGTATTTCCAACTAGACTTTGTTGGATCCGTATCTCTATGAGCTATGCCTTGCTTGTGGCAATATTCAGTTGTAAATGCATATACTTTAAAAGGTATATTAATTTTTCTACAAAACATTACTAGATTGATTAATTGATCAATAGTCTTTTTAAGGTCAGCACACATACTACCAGACCAATCTAACAACATCATCATACCATGATTTTTTTCAGTAGGTAAGATAGTTAATCTTTTGAATATATCATCACTGAATCTGTAATCTTTTAATTTAAGAGGATCAATAGTACCTGTTTTATCAGTACTTGCTCTCTTGTAAGCAGTAGCAGATTTTTTCATTTCAAACTCTTTAACAAGATAGTTAACAGTTTTCATGTTATCACTTTGATACTTTTTAAAGTCATTTCTCAACCAGTTTAAATATTGAATTGTACTAGAATAACTGTAAGTTTCTGTTTTGATATAATCTCTCATTTCTTTTAAGAAAGTTTTATTTCTAACAACAACTTTTTCTAGATTAGTATCTGGTAAAGTAACATAACTGTAATCGTATTTTGTCTCTGTAATATTTGCTGTGTTTTCTTGATACTTCTTATCAGTAATAGCAATAAATTTTCTAGAGTCTAGACCTGAACCATCTACTGTAGCTGCACCATCACCATGAGTAGTTGATTGTTGCGACTCGTTGTTACCATCTTCTTGATCACCGTCTTGCTTTTCATCATCTTGTTTTTCAGCAGACTCTTGATCTTCATTTTGTTCTTCACTATCTGACTCATCAGGTTTTTGATGGTCATCTGGTTGTTTGTAAAGTTTATCTAGATTACTACCAGAAAAGTCACTATTTTTTTCTTGTTTTTTAGTTTCTTTTTTCTGCCAATCTAACATCTTCTTGGCTAACTCAACAACATCTTTAAATGATTTTAAAGCATTAACTTTATTAATCCAGATATTATCTAAAGTAGAGAAAAATATTGGTAGTCTTTTTGAAGACTTATAAAACATATTGATCTTATCAATTAACATGTAGTCTTTATTAATATCTTTGTCTTTAGTACCAAAGAAATTTGCTTTGTTAAGAATATCAAAACCATTAATGTAGTTTCTAACTACACCAGGATATTGTGTTTGTATTTTTTTATCTATTCTACAATCTTCTAGAACATTTACATAAGCACGTAGCTCATCATCTTGAATTTTTGCCCACGACTTATAAGGAGTAAAGAGAGCATGAGCACACTCGTGGGCGATAAGCATGTCATAAACATCTGGCGATTTTGTTTTGAATATTGGTAATGTAAGTACTCTGTTTTTTACATCAAACGAAGCAGTACGTACATTGTTATGTTGAATAGTTATATTTTCTGTAGCGATAAGTTTAGCTAGTTGACTTTTTTGGTCAAGGCTAATATTTGTAGTGGTATTTTTTTTCATATACACTTATCCTATATGGAAAATACAGAAAAGTCAAGCCATTAAATATCGTTGATTTTACTTACTTTTTGAAAGAACACAACCAGAACATTATATTTTTCATGGTAGATTCGTTATCTCCCTACCTGATTTAAGTACTTTTCCTTGCACTGTTCCCAATCAAGGTATATTAAATCATCATAGAAGTGTGATTCTTTAGAGAATCTATCGGTTGCTAGTAAGTTTTTAATTCTTTTAGAGGCATGTTTATCTTTCCATACTTTAACTAATGCTTCGGTAGACGAATCAAATCTAGATATTAGACCGTCATCTTTTACTTCGCCTCTTAAATACTCATAAGTGTTTTCATATAATCTTGCAAAATAGATACCTCTAGCGTGATCTGTTTTAATTAGTTTTTTATCTATACCCATTTTAGAATAGGTAAACATATATGATCTATTCTTATGATCTCTCTTTAATGGTTGGCCGTTGGCTCTTGTTGCCTCATACCACTCAAAGTATTTTCTAGTATGATTTTTCTTTAACCATTGTTTAATTAGTTTTTTAGTTTCTGGTTGTGGTTCATATGATACTGACCCCATAGTAAAACCCATACGTTTCCAGTATTTTAAACCATCGTATTGACTTAATGTATTTGCTTTTGCCTTACCATATAAAGATGTTGTGGTAACACCAACTAGTTTGTCACCATACTTTTCTTGCCATATTCTTTGTACGTCATCTGATAAACATAGATATGCTAATAGTTTTCCACCTGTGTAACTGTAACCTAGTGGTTGTGTTGGTACAATAGAAGAGCCAATTGCTGTATGATTAATCATACCACCAAAAGTTTTACTTTGTCTATCCCAACCAATAGCACTGTCTCTAGGTGTTAAATCCATAAAGTCACCAGATATACAAATGACACCTAAATGTTTACCTGATCTATTATCATTTACATTAAAGAATAACTGTCTACCAATATTACTATTGTTTTTCATAGTAGATAGGAAAGTTCTTAATGTATTCCAGTTCTCTGATAGTTTGGCAGTTCTTACTGCTTTGCCTTTGAAATTCTTTGTACTATCATCTGTAAATTCTAATACAGGTTCTAACTTATCATAATCTTCAGGTGATTCGGGAATCCAGATATTGTTTCTAACTGTATCTATTTGAGTTCTTTGTTCAGGTGATGTTAATATTTTTTCAGTACCATACAATGTAGTTGATTCGGTTGTAGGGAATTTTCTATGTACTTCTTGCCACTTTTGAAATAGGGTATACTCTTGTACTGTCATCTTTGACACGTATCCTAAATCTTTTTGAATAGCTTCTGTAAGTACTCTCTCATCTATATCTTCTAAATTAGATATATCATTTTCGTCTTGAAACTGTTGCCACTTCTTCTCAACGCCTTCTAAATCTTGCTTAGCGTGTATATCAAAGTCTTCTTTTGGTACTGCTGTCATAATGTAATCCTATCATAAACTTTCCTTAATGTCAAGCCTACTATGGAATCATTCTATTATCTACTTTTTCCATGGCTTTCTTGTGTTTTTCATAGGCTTTCATTTGTTTTCCTGCTTTTTTATATGCCATATCTAGTTTCATTTTAGATACACCATCTATAAAAGTCTTGCCTAACGTGTGTTCATACTCATGTTGGAATACTCTACTAACAACACCATCAAGGTGGCCTTCTTGTAAGGCACCGTTCTCGTCTTCATACTTAACTACCACTTTTCTAGGTCTAGTTTTTGATATGAATACAAAAGGAAAGGTTAAACAACCCTCTTTCATTACTACTTCTTCCTCACTTTTAGTAACTATAAATGGATTAAAACATGCCATTTTTAAACCTTTTTCTATATGATCGTGGGCACCTAAAACAAACATGTTAAAAGGTAATCCTACTTGATTTGCTGTAAGACCTATACCACCATACTTTAACATTGTTTTAAACATTCTATCTGTTAGTTCTTGTCTATCTTTGATACCATGTTCTTCTAACATGTCATCTGAAAAAGGTGCTATTGCTGATTGTATTCTAGGGTCTCTTGGTGGTACTAGTTTAAAAGTACCATCATCTACGTTATCTTTTGGCGTAAGAAAACCTGTCTCTGATTCTTTATTTATTTTTTCTGTAGTCTTATTTGTATAAGATTTAGGACTCTGTTTATTTGCATTAGCAGAAAGTTTATTCATCTGCACCTTTGGCTTCTTCATTACATTTTTTTGTGTGCTTCCCATAATACTCCTATTTATGTTGCTTGTAATCTAGTGAAATTTTTGTACTTTTCATACTTGATTATATTTGTAAATTTATCAAACATTATATCGCCTTTATGTGATATGATAAAAATGTTTTCTTTTGTAAGTTGTGTTATTATCTTAAAGAAATCATCTGTACCTTGGCCATCTAAACTGCCATCAAATATCTCATCTAATATTAATAGATTGGTATTTGTACTGTTTTTCATTTTTGCGATATGTCGCCACGTAAATAACAATGCAAGGTCTATTCTCATTTTTTCACCCTCACTAAAGTTATTGTAATTAAAAGTATCTCTAAATCTACTTTTTACTGTCTCATTAAACTCCTCATCTAAATGAAACGATACAAAGAAATCCATGGCCTGTAAATGTTGATTAATTAAGTTGTTCATTATTGGAACATACTTACGTATAATCTGTGCCTTGGCACCTTTGTCATTTAGTATTTCTCTTAATATATCTACGTAATCTTTTTGTTCAACTATTCTATCTCTTTCAATTCTAGTTTCTTCTAATTGTTTATTAAGTTCTTCTAGTTGTGACTCAATCTCTTTACCATCAACTTGTTTGTTTTCTAACAATCTTATTTCTTCATGTATTCTATTGCTAAACTTATTTATCTCATCTAAAGAAGTTTCAAATTTGGATATATCAATATTTAGTTCATGTATCTTTTGTGATACTTTATTCATTTCTGATAGTTTTAATTCTGTATTAGCTATCTCATTTAGTATTTCTTTCATACCATCTGATAAAGTTTTTACTTTTTGTTTAGTTGATTCTATTTTTTTTGTTTTAAATTCTTGATCTATAGGTTGTGTACACGTAGGACAGTTATTATTATTCTCAAAAAACTCTAATGTCTTTTGGTGGGTAGATAGATTAGTTTCTATTTTAGCTTCTAGTTTAGATAGTTGACCTACCTTTGTTTGTACCTTGTTCTTGTTTTCTATGTCTTTTTTCTTATAACCTATTTGTTCGTTTAATTCTTCTATCTTTTTAATATAGTCTTTACTATCTTCTTTGTTTTTGTTAACCAGCTGTTTCTTACCATCTAGGTCGTTCATATTAAGGTCGGAGATAGCATTGAAGTGATTTAACTCTGTTTCGTACTTGGTTTGTATTAAATCAGCACGGTGTTTCATTTCTACAACCTTTTTAGCCAAGTCTGATTGTTGACTTCTTAATATTAAATCCATAAGTCCGAATACTCTAATGTCTAATATTTCTTCCACAACCTCTCGTCTGTATCTAGGTTTCATTTTCATAAATGGTTCGTATGATGAAGCACCTAATAACACTACTTGTAAAAAAGACCTGTAATTAAGTCTCATTATATTTTGTTCTAGATATTTTTGATAGTCTATACTATTGGCGTCTTGATTTAAAAGAGTACCATCGCAATAGATTTCAAATATGTTAGGTTTTATGCCACGTATAATT